ACGACCTCATGGATCGAGCTCAAATCGAAGGTAGTCGCCGGCTTCGATTTAGCCTGGCCCAAAACAGCTATTGCCGCTGTACCGCCGCTGCTTGAGCCTGATACAATGCCGAACTTGATGTAGCGATCCGCGTTTGATGTGCCGGGTAGGTCTTCCCCCCTGACCGATATAATCACTTGTGTATTGTCGTTGGTGGTGGCGTGCGCTGCCAGCGTCGTAGCCGTTTTTAGAGCGGCGGCGTTGGTGCCGCTTGAGTCACAAGTAACAGCCCGACAAATAATAGTCTCGGCCGCCCAACCGCCCAGCAAAAAAACGGCTTCGGCCTGGTGAAAATTGCGCATATCGATAACATCGGTAAACAGCTCGGTATCCACGACGGCCTGCGGATCTAGTGTCCCGCAAAGGGCCCAGTCTTCGTGATGATGTGCATTCATTTTTTTAACTCCTTATGGTTGTAGAGACGGAGGCTGCAAAACAGCGTCCGTCTTAATTGTGTTTGCTCTCAGACGAGCTAATCTATTTAGGCGCGCTCATCCAGGGTGACAAAGGCGCTCAGGGTGTTGCTGCCGTCGCGCGGTGAGATTGAGGCTGTCCACCAGGGTTGACCGGCCACCCGCAAGATAAAGCGGAAAGCCGTCATATCATAATCAAACCAAAGATGGATGCTCGTCTCGGCGCGGACTCCGCCGGTTTTAAGCGCTGTCAGGTATTGTGAGAAGTCGGCCAACACGATATCGCCCTTATCTCCCAGGGTTTCACAAGCCTGCGTCGGTATCACCGGGCGGCCCATAAGAGTGCCGTAGGGCGAGGCCGAGAGGCCGTTGGCCGGTAAATAGGCCGGCACGCTGGAACTTGTGCCCTCAAAGCTCATGGTAAATAGCTGAGGCTCGATGTCCTGATTTATCAGCCAAACAGCCCGCGATCGGCAAGGGCCGTACATGCGCGACCAAATATTGACGATGTTTTCGAACACGATGGTGTCGGCCGCCTGGCCGGACTCTTTGGCCACGGATACCAGGCAGTTAGAATTGATGATACCGGTCGGCTGGCCGGCGCCGGTGCCCTGCACCATCGCCAAATTGATTTTAAAATCGAACTTCTCCGGCACCTTGCGTCTGAGGTAGCTGTCCAGGCTGGGTGCATCTTCTAGCAACTCTTCGGTAACCGGGACCAGCGCCGCCAATTTATTTAGCCGCAAGGTTTCCTGCTGCAAGCTGACCTTGGATTGCGCCAATTGATCGCCCTCGCCTTCCCAATATGCCTGTACGCCGCCGGTAGACTGCCAGGGTGTCGTTTCGTCTTTGGGTAATATAATGGTATTACTGGCAGACTCCAGCCGGTCCGTGCGTGACAAGAGGCTTTCCTCGGCCAGGACCTTGTCCATGATAGCCGCCCGGAAGTCCGGGGGAACGGCAAAACCGCCGTCGGCGCCGATGCCCTCGGTCGAGTAGGTCGTCGGTGCATTACGCACCAGGCGTGGGTCCAACATGCCGCTGCCGCGACTGGCCGCTCTGACGCTGACGGCAAACTCGCCCAAGTTGTCAAATCCAAAAGTACGGCCAAAATTAGCCGGCGTCATGATTTGAATATCGTGGCCGCGCGGCCGCCTGGCGGGTGGCGGCGAGTTATCATTCGGACGCGCGATACCGTCGTTGAGCTGATTGGGTTCCGTCTTTCTGCCGGAGGGTTTCGTCAAAAGATCGGTCTTATCCTTGATGCTTTGGCGCAGCTTGAGTTCTTCCTCAAGCCCATCAAACGTATCCAAAAGTGCTTTTAATTGATCGAGTTCGTCTTCGGATAATTCGCGGTCTTCATTTGCGGCCGCTTCCTGGATGACGTTCATTTGATTGTTAAGATCGATTAATCCGTCTTTGAGGTCTTCCAGACTGCGGGCTATGTTCAGCACGCACGCTTCGTGATAGATCGCCTTTAGCCTAAGTTTTAAATAATCATAAACCATTGTTTGTGTCTCCTTCTATGGTTAATCAATGTGTTATAGGTTTTTCATACAAGGCCTTCGAAATAGGCTTTCCAACTTCGAGGCGGTTCTGTGAGCTGCTTTCAGCCCGTCTGATTAATTTTTGTAATCGTTTTTAAGGCGTGTGCCAGGCGCGATTTAAGCGCGTCGTCGGCCGGTTTGGCATCTTTTACCAGCGTGAATTTAGACAACTTGAGATGGTCCGGACAATTCTTAAACTTGCTGCAATCACAGTGCGCGGCGATGCGCAAGGGCTCGTCGACTGTGTCGATAAAGCCAAGGTCGAAGGCTTCTTCGGCGTCAATCCAGGTTTCGGCCGCCATCATGCCGTCGATCAATTCTTTGTCTTGGCCTGTTTTTTTGGCATAGGTATCGACCAGGTTATCTTTGATCTTGTCCATCACGTCGGCCTGCTCGCGCAGCTCCTTGGCAGTGCCGCCCGTCACGATCCATGGATCATGCACCATCAGCATGGCGTTTTGGGCCATGCTGACGGTATCCCCGGCCATGGCGATCAGGGAAGCGATACTGGCCGCCAGCCCGTCGATATGTACGTTGATCTTGGCTGTGTTGCGTTCTAGTTGTGTGTGTATGGCCGTACCGTCGAAAACGCTGCCGCCCGCAGAATTGATATATACCTCGATCGCGTCAACTTTTCCGAATCTTTTAATCTCCTTTCTGACATCATTAGCGGAGATGCCGCCCATCCAGCCGTCTCCGATATCATTATAGATGTACAGTTCGGCCGTGTTGCCGGTCTTTAAACTCCTAAGTCCCTTTTTATCCATTTTACTTTTTTTCATGATTGCCTCATGCCGTTGATTACCTGGCTTATTAAATTTTTCGTGGCCCGCGTTATCATGGCTTGATAGTATTCTGTATTCCAGATCAGATCAGGCTCGCCGCCGCCGTAGTCGTGATACGTGATCATGGTCGCCTTTGATCTGTCTGTATAGGCTTGCAAAACCGGTTTTATTTCAACGCTGCGTTTCAAACCTGATCCGTTGCGAAAATCGCGCGCGATGCTGTTCGCCAACAGGGTCAATTTGTCATGGGTGTACTCTGAATGATCGTTCCAATAGTTATAAATATAACGCTTATAATCGGCGGACGTGCTAGTTTTCTTGTAGGCCTTAATGGCGTGCGCCTTCTCACGGTTGATCAAACCCGTAATGATTTCGCCGACGATCGGCCGCCAGACGGCCTCTAAATCAGCCGGAGCTTGATCCTGGTCCGGCGGTTGGTTGTCCGTCTGCCGGTCCGCCGGTGGCTGCGCTTGCCGCCCTGCGGCGATGTCTTCCAGGGTCGCAAATTGGCTTTGCATGACGAATTTATCGCCGGCCGCGCCGATCGGGTTGAGTTCTTCCAGCTCCCTGATTTCGTTGGCGCTCATAAGACCGTGATCGCGCATGGTCTTGTAATACTCGCTGCGACTCTGGCTGTCGCCCCGCAGTAGCCCCTGCATGCTCATTTTAGTGAAAACGCTGTTGCGGTTGCGTGCACTGATCAGCTTGAAATTGGCTTCTTCTTCACAGCGGATCACCCACGGAAGAATTGAATCCTGCACGCTTTCGATACTTTGCTGCTCGATATTGGAATAGGTCGCCTCTTGCAGATAACCGATTTTATGAGGCGGCACTCTAAACCAGCGCGCAATGTCGGATATAGAAAAGTTGCGCTGCTCGATAAATTGGGCATCTTTCAGCGGCATGCCGAACGCTTGCCATTCCATGCCTTCTTCGAGGATGATCGGCTGCCAGGCTTTTTCGGCGCCGCCGTAGCCACGCTTAAAATCATCCTTAAGCCTTCCGTAGGCTTCCTCCCCCAAAACCTTTGGGTGTCTCAAGCCGCCGCTCAAAACCGTGCCGTTGGCATAAAAGTTGTTCATAAATTCGTCGCCGGCTAAACCCTCGCCGATCGCGCGGCGCGCCAGGCTGATGATCGAGTACCCCTGAATACCGTCAAATCCCATCCCCGCAAGGTGAAAGATCTCAGCCGGTGACATAATAGTCTTTGGCCCGCTGCGATTATTGATCTCGTAAATCAGATCGCCCTCAGGGCTGTAATTGACTTGTACCCGATCCGCTGTGATCGGCCATAAGCGGCGTGGGCGGCCGGCGATATCGAACTCGATTTCGGCGTAGGCATTGCCCCATAATTGGGCCTGTGACAAAAAAAAGCATTTAAGGTCAAAGGGCGTCATGTAGGGGTTGGGGCGCCGGTGTAAAATCGCGTCGCACGGGTGGCTGGTCAAATGCTCACTGCCGCCGCCCGCAAGGTTGCCGTAAACGCGCCACGGTAGGCATGCGATGGTCTCGGCGCGGTAGGCCACGGCGGCATAAACGGCACTATATGTCAAGGCGCTGTCATGATCGACATACATGCCGGCGGCCCGCGCCGGTATGATAAAACCTCGGGCTGCGGATGGCTGGTTGGCGGTCGTCACGCGCGCCCAAAGCGATTTTATGGCTGCTATTGTTTTCATAGTGTCCGTAATCCGCGCTCTTCGTAAACGCTAATCGAATCAAAATGTAGGCTAGCGCGACCGAGCGCCATCACCAGTGCCACGACGCCATCGATGCGCTCGCGCGCCTTTTCTTTGTCCGGCTTGATGTTTTCGGCCGCATCGACCCGGATCACCATGTTGTCGGCGCACCAGCGTAAGACCGGATTTTTGCCAAAATTAATCTCATGGCGCAATACCAGGCTCAATAGATATTTTGTAGGCCCACTCATGTCCTTATAGCCCTGGCCATAGCGCACCATATTGATGCCGTCGGTCTCGGCCAGCTCGGTTGCGATCTTCTCCGCCCCCCAGCGGTCGAAGGCGATTTCATCCACACGATACAGGTTATCGACACAATTAGCCCACTTTTCTTTGGTCCCCGGCATGTGACCGGATATGTATTTACGAATGAAACTGTAATCGATGGCGTTTCCCGGCGTGGCCGTCATGTAGCCCGCCCGGCGCCACATATCGTAAGGTACGCGGTCCGTGCGCGCGCGCTCTGTGATATTGTCCTCCGGTATAAAAAAGTGACTGAGTGCTTTCCACGTTTCACCTTCGGTGATTGGCGGAAAGACTAAGACTAAAGAGGTCAAATCGTTGACGCTGGATAGATCGAGGCCGCCATAACAGTGTCGGCCGATCAGGTCAATACTATTGAAACGTAGGTCGCAGGCGTCCCAATGGTCCATCGGCATCCAGCGCGATATCTGGTTGACCCACATATTAAGACGAAATCTTAAAAAATTGTTGAGGCGGTGCGGCTGCTGCTTGACAAGCTCGGCATCGGTTTTGATCTTGTCGATATCGAATATCTGACCAATAGAAGGGTTTAGGCGTTTCCAGACCTTGGGATCTTGCCAGTCGTCTTTGTCCCTGTCG